CAATAACTCTACTAGCACCAGCAATTTTGAATGTACCTTGTATTAGATCTCTCTCATTAAAACCAACAAATAGACTTACTTTATAGTATACACTACCACCTTTAGTTGTTATTGGTTGAACTTCAGAAACTGCACCATATGTATCCTCATCGGTAGATAAAGTAATGGTTTGTCCGATTAATTTGTTTGGATCACCAGAAACTCTTTCAGTAACTAGGATTTCTCTTCTAATAAACTCTGCTGCTGATGGTTTTAATACAAGTTGTTCTAAATCAATTATCTTTGGATCAAGACCATATAAGACATTAAATAAAATTCTGAATGACTCTTCAGTTCCTTTTGACCTATAAAGAGATTTTGATTCCTTTATAAAGGTACCAGCATTAACACCTTCTGCAAAAGGAGTATCTTCTAAACCTGGAGTAAGAGCAAATTTTTGCTTTTTATAGAATTCTTTAAGGAATAATGTGCTTAAATTAACAACTGTAGTGCTTGTAGACGCTGTACCAGCAACAGATGTCGAAAAAACCAACTCCCCTGGGTTATTTTCTTCATGATAAGAGGTTATACCACAAAATCCACGTATACAACCAGTAAAACTGTTAGTTGTGATACCTGTATATGTTACAATTTCATCATTTACCTTAAAAAGACCATAAGATTTTGGAAAACCTTTAGTACTAGTAACGTTTATAGTATCATCATCAGTACCAATACCAACAGATAATGTTGTTCCAGTATTAAGACGTTCTGGTGTTAAATTATCTAATTTGAGATACTGATCAAGATTATCAACAATATCAATATTTCCACCCTGGAATTCCTGAGAAGCATAATACTGCTTAAAGAAATCTATAGAGTTTGGACTTTCTGATAGCAAATATTCAGGCAACTGGCTCTCAATGAGCTGTTGCACATTTACTCTAGTATCTAATCCTGTTGTTATCATATCAGTTCCTTGTTATTTCTCCGTTGCTATAACTTGAAGTTACTTTATAACCAACTCCAGATATTTGTTCACCTGAAGAAATAGTGTCTTTTACCATATTTATTGAACTATTTCCGATGCTAAAATCAAGATATAGGTCTTTTAACCCAATAACATCATTTGACTCAGGATATGCCTGAATTTCAACAATATTATTTGCTCTTTGAGTGCTAGTTATGTTAACTGTTGTCAAAATAACCTCACCTTTAATATAATCTACTGTTCCTGCAGACTTAGCAACAACTGTATTTGTATTTGTTGCAGGATTTAACTTAATAATAGAAATAACACCTGCTTTTTTATCTGCATTTGGAGTATCTGTTAGGAAAACTTCACTAGTTTCACCTTCAATCTTAAATTTAGTACTCTTAATGTTATATCCTTCAGTTTTTACATTAAATTCGTTACCAAAACACAGTTCATATTGTGCATATTGGTTCAAAAGTGCCTCCAAATTCCTTCTAATCTTAACTCTAGTAATATTTGAGGTAATTGCCTCATCAATTTTATCAATTACGCTCAAAACTTTACTATATTTGAACCTACCGCCAAATTTATTAACATCAGTAGACTTAGAATAGGTAGTTAATCCATCAGTTACTCTCGTTTTTAAATTACCTGCATTAGAAACTTGTGATGTATTATAATAAATGTAACTTTCTAACTCAACATACAATATTTGTAAATCAACAATCTTTTGGTTGACTCCCGTAATAGAATAGTTCTTAAGTTTAGTTAAAATCTGAATTTTATCAAAATCAGAGACTGCTTCACCATTTTTTGGTTTAATTGAGATAAAAACTGTCCCAAATTGTGGTGGATCTACTTCTTCGCCCCCAATAACAGAAATTGACTCAGTATTTGGGTAAATTGTAGGTAAAATTGCTTCATAATCCCTATTTGTGACTGCTCTACTCTGTGCAGAATACAATCTAGGTGCAAAATACTTAATAGAACTTAATGATTCAATCTCACCGCCATTAGCAGCACTAGTAATAGTGTTTATTGATGGTGTTGAATCTAAAGTTGCTATTGCTCCAGTAGACGTAACAAACGATCCTGAGAAGGCGAATGATGAAGGACCATTACCTGCAGTGCCATTAGTAATAATATAATTACAGGTTACACTAGCAGTATCCTGTAGTTTCTTACCAAAGAAACCATCACCAAAGAGTATCTCATACTTTTCATCCTGAACTTCCTGAATTAAGTATATTTCAGAGTCTTTCTTAACTTGTAGTATATTATCTACCTGTTTATACTCTCTACCTAATCCAGTTATCCCTGGTGCAGCAACATATACAACTAATGTAGATGTATCAATAAAGGAGTTATTTAATACAAACTTTTGATCTAATGATGCATCAACATCAAACTTTGTAGATAGGAACGTTCCCTCATATACCTTTAGAGGATCTGCTGCAGTTCCAAACACAGCAGTACTACTAGCAACATTACCCGAATTGTCATATGTATGGGTAGTGGTTGCTGTAACCGTTTCAGGTATGGAAAATGTATATGTAGTGTCATCATAAGTGCCAACTGCCACCAAACCTGCCTGTAAGGTCAGTGTAGGGGTGTTAGCAGTTGTCGTTGCACTAAATGTTATATTAGCAACAGAAGCACTTCTAGACCGTGGTACATAACCAACATTTCTTGCTAAAGAAACAACGTTTTCTCTTAATGTTGCCGAATCCAAGAAGGATTCATTGACAACCATATTAGAGTTAAACGCTGTAATATACGTATTATACGCTAAAGTATCAATTAAAACCGAAAAATTAGATCCTTCGAAGTCAAAATCCGTAAAAGTTGAGTTTGCACGGAGATAAGACTTAATTTGGGTCTTTATTTGGTCATAATCAAGGTTTTGGAACTTAGTAAAAGGCATATTATCTCGTTGCCTCTAAAATAAATGTGAATTCTTGTGTAGGAAACTCTTGTCCAACGATGTCAAATAGAATATTTATTTCAAATTCGTTGTTATCTGGTCTAGGATTAGCATTTACCTCTAGATTATCCACTCTGGGTTCAAAGTTTTCGATGGCAATCTTAATTTGCTTCTCAATAACAGATGCAGTACCAAAATCAACGAATCCAAAGAGTGATGAACGCACATCAGAACCCAAAATAGAGTTAAAAAAGCGTTCCGTGGGAATAGTTTGGACAATATTCCTTACAGACCTTTTAATTGCGTTCTCATTTTTCAGAACCGTTATATCCTTTGTCACTGGATGTGCTTTAAAGGATAAACTAATATCTTTAAATGATCTAGATATCCTACTTACAGGCATTGGTCAATAGTTTACTTAAGTATATTTATACTCTTTTCTTAACAAAACAATAAAAAAGCGTCCCTTTCGAGACGCAGCGGTTATTTCCCTTGTCCTTTATACGGTTTTCGAGCCGAGTTACGGGATGTTGCAGCATATTTTGTATGCTTTCCATTGCCTTGACGAGTTTTCTTCGGGGTAGCCTCGACTACTTCCATTGATCCCCATGAGCCTTGTTTGGTTCTTACTGCCATTTAAAATTCTTCCGTGATGATTTTAGTAGTGATGTCGTCTGGATGTGGAGTTCCTGTCTGATAATACTCTATCGACAAGTCCTCCATACGCTCCATATACTCGAATTGAGTAAGTTTTTCGTGAACTTCCTTACCTTTTATAAAGATACTGTAAGTTTCTGCCTTCATTTCTTAGATGATCCTTGTCTTCTCGTGACCAACTCTGATACGTGGGTCGCACCAAATTTCAAAACCTGCTGCTATAGCATCGAGGCAGAATGATACATCTTCTCCACACATATCCTGCACTGCACCTGATTCAAAGACTTGCATCTTAGGAGCAAACCAAGGATACTTAAGTTCTTCATGTTCCCATACACCATGCTTAATTAATAACCAACCAAATCCTGCATAATCAACAGTAAATGGTTTCTTACGCTTATCAATACTATCAATGGTTTCATGATTCATTACTCCACCATTCTTAGAGAAGTCTTCCTCATCTAACCAATGTGCAACTGATGTAGTTCTTCCGTCTTCTGTGCAATACCATCCTGAAGCAATATCTTGATCCATAAGAAGTAATTGCCAGAATTTTTCTGAATTAAATACGATATCGCTGTCAATCCATAGTTGATAATCATATTTCAACTTACCATCCCAAGGAAGTTGATCTGGTCCTCTGAGAACATTTGCACCAAGACACTTACATCTTGCAAAGTTCACCATAGAACTATAGTCTTGTGAAATCTGTATACTTGCACCTGCTTGCACAAGATCAAAGCAGAGCTGAACGAAATTCTTTAGGTAAACGTATGATACTCCTCTACCAGGTAGACAAAATACGACGGTTTTTCCCTTAATCATCTCCTTTGCTTTGTCGTAATCCCATTCGGGGGCTGCTTTTTTCTTTGTAGGAGTATTTGCTTTTACTGTAAATCCTTTAGCCATAACGTCTTGTAATTACACTTCAATTATATCAGTTTATATATGAATTGTCAATATGAACATTCCTCATGTGCCATTAAGGGTTCTTGCGTAATAACCGAATATTCTAATTCTTTCTTATAGTATGAATGAAACAACCTTCCCCAGATAATATTAAACTCATTCTGATCCAAATCTTTGAATAATACTTTACCATTTAAGTAGATATGATATGTCTTCATCACTTCTCCTTGATAACAATGTCCCCATCTACGATATCAAAATGTAGATCCGTTCCTTCATACCACCCCTCATCATTAATGATCCATTCAGGTATAACTGTCTTATACTCCCCTGTTACTGGATCGACCTCTATGGTCGTAAAATTTTCTGGGGAATTTTTTTGCATCACGTAATCTCTACCGTTGTTTTTATATAGCGAAAAAAATTTTTATATATTGTGATATCGAAAGGTCGATCTGGGTCGTTTATAGCTTAGGGGATCCATCCGTTTTTAAACCGCCGCCGCCCGATCACGGACGACTGTCAAATCACGAACGCATGAAAAAGGCGGGTGTGACCCCGCCTATCGTGTATAATGAGTGGTGACTGAAACGATTGAATGACCTGAGTAATTCGGTCTGAAGATCATGGGATCGAATGACTTAGCGATCCGATCAAAGAAAATGTAGGATGTGTCCTGCCATTTCTTATACTGATTCCATTTCTTGTTTGGCATGAAATGGGGTGAGTCGATTCGGTTGGATGATGGATTCATTTGATTGAGGGTGATGGGTTGGGTTTGAGTGCTGGAATCAGTCGTGAAACTCATCCAGCATCTCATCCATTTCATCACGGTCGATCATCGGATCATTCCATCTTACTCCGTCGCCTGTGCATGGAGTTTCAACCTCTTCAATGAACTGAGCATATGAGGTGCAACCTAAGGCAGTCTCATAATACGCCATTGTGTTCTGAATCCAAAGGGCAGCGTTCCAGGTCTCATAGTTTGCCCATCCGTTGTATCCTTCCCAAGTTGGTTTGGTGTCAGTCATCGGAGTTGCGGTCATGGAGTCTGATTCGTTTGGACTTTCTTAGTATAAGGCATGGCGGCACGAATGGGGGTGGAATGTTAGAAAGCGTTACACACGGGCAAACCTGCTATTGGCAAAGTTTGCATGACTGAAAACCTCACGGTTGACCATTTTCCATGACCCGTGCTCAGTGTGCATCACATACCCTTCGGAATCAATACGCTTTGATTCAATCCATGCAGCGGGTCCGCCTGTGTGGTATGATAAGAAAAGCGCATCCTCTTTTATGCCCTTGACCAATTTCCAGAAACTGATCAGGTTGGAATTATCCCATTCTGACGGATCGACCTCACGACCCTCACGGATGCAAGCATTCAATTCTTTCTTATACTGTGCCGCCTCCTTTGAACTGACAAACTCAACCACACTTGCTAAGGTCTTTGCAGCGTTGACACTATCCCTTAGACTCTCAAAGTTTCCAAATGCTTTAGGGGTCACCCACTTCACAAAATATGACCCGTCAGGGTTGGTGGCAGGAAATGGATTCAACCTGCAAAGGGGGTATGCCACCGCATCACGCAAATGGGTGCGGGTCACATATTCAGTGTGAGGTGCTATGATGATCTCTTCTTCCACAGGTGCACCAAATTCATACGTGATGGTGTTCGGGGTGTATTTACGCTCACCGCCAAACCCGATGAAATCACCCTGGAATATTCGGTCAGTATAAGGCAGGTTGCACAGGCATGACCCCAGAATGATCTCAAGAGGTGTGCCACCATACCATTCTTTAATCTGCTCAGGTGTTTCACAGATGCGGATCTTCTTTTTATTGAATACCGATTTGGTCCCCACGAACTGGTTACCAGTGTATGGATTTTTACCCCATACAATGGCGGGTGATCCATCATACTTGACGGACAGAACGAAAGCATTTAAAAAAGCATCCAAAACGGTAAGGGTTCCGTCAAGGATGCTGTCTTCGGGATGCTCAAGGTGAATGTTTTTTGTCATCAAAATCAGGAAAAAAGTTTGTTTGTAGAGAGGGGTCCTACTTATCAAAGACCCCTTCCACTCTTTTAATATACCACGAAAAAACCCCCGTTAGGGGGTTTGGTGGTCAGTTTAGAAACCTGCACATAAACCATCAAAGTATGCTTGGGGTTGCTCCTTTGCTAGTACCCCGTCTAACCATTTATTGATGTGACGGGATGTTGTGGTGCTCCATTTTTGAGAAGTCCTGTAATAACCATTTTCTGTCAATGCTGCTACGGGTGTTCTATATGAGAAAAGAACTGAATCACCGTTTGCAAGGTCCAACTGTGTCATGTTGGAAGCGATTTGGCGAAGTTGCATTAATGCTCCTTTTGTGATTACTTTAGTACTATACATCAAAAAAGCACCCCGTGGGGGGTGCTTGGGACAGTTCAAAAATTGATCTGATTGAATGCCTCTTCGCAAGCACATTCATATATGATCTTTTCATCTGATGGGGTCAGGTCTTTGAATGATAGGACCATTTCCTCAAAAATGCGTTCTGCCAAATCTTCGATTCTGAGTTCGTTCATAGGTCTTTGTTGATTGGACTCCTTAAGCATAGCATTAAAAAACCCCCTTTCGGGGGTTGGTTGGGACAGTTTAAAGATTGACTGTTTTGATCCTTTTAACCAGTTCGGTGTGGTAGGGTCTTACCATATCAAACCCTTTCACGAAGTCTGAAATCAATTCCTGGATTTCAAAATTGTGGATTGCCCAACGGGTTTGGATGTCTGCAACATACCTTTGAGGTGTGATGAGACGGGCAGTCGAAGGGCGTTTCAAAGTGGTTTTCTTTGAGACTGCTTTGCCACCTTTAAAGGTTGTGACTGTGACCTTTGCAACGGGTGTTTTTTTAGTAACTGCTTTAGGTGTTGCTTTTGCAGTTGTTGAAGTCTTACGGGTTCTACGCTTCTTTGGGGCAGTTGCCTTAGGAGTTGCAGGGGTGTTTGACTTAACAGGCATACGAATTGATTCGTGTGTTTACTCCCTTATCATACCAAATAAAAAACCCCTATTAAGGGGTTTGTTACATACGTTAATAAAAAAGTCCAGTTTGTCAACCGACCTTTACCTCTGCCTTAACCTCAATCTGTTTGAATAGTTCAATGCATTTGAGTGCCTTCTCATAAGTGTCAAAACTCATGTACCTGAATTTCAGGTCATTAGGGAATGAGTAACGGATGGTTGTGTTCATTTGGCAAGTGAGATGAGGTTTTCAATGTTTTGGTTACGCTGTTGCAACCTCTTAAGTCCTTCACTGTCACGCAGTGCAAGCATCGCATTGAATCCAAAAATCAAAATGAATCCAACGATGCCTAAGCGAATCCAATTAAGCATAGTCAATCTCACTGTTGAAATACTCTTCTATATCAAATTTGTCATCACTGGTTTCAGAGAGTGCCTCCTCCATAAGGGCAGCAATTGCCTCCTCTTCAAACCTGGGGTCAACGATCATTTTTAAAATGCGTTTGGGACTTTCTTAATATAGACCATTTTCAAACGAATAGGTAGAAATGTGTTCACTTTGCCAACTGTCACACGGGCAGCCGGATTCGCATAAAAAAACCCCTATTATGGGGTTGGGTCAAATTCAGTCAATTCACGAAGTTGAGAAATGATTTCATCTAGGTCGTCAAGGTGACCTGTAACGAAATCAGAGTC